GATTATTTTACGAATACCCGTGTTATTAATCGTATCACAAATTTCAATCTTTTACGTGCCAAATTGCATTTGAAAGTGTTGATTAATGGAAACGGTTTCCAATATGGGAGGGCTATTTTGGCTTATAATCCTTTGGATGTGTTTGATCAATTGTCGACATTTTCGGCATTGGTGAGTGCTGATTTGGTGCAGACCAGTCAGTTACCTCACATTTATTTAGATCCAACGTTATCCAAGGGTGGCGAGTTGCGTCTACCATTTTTCTATCATAAGAATTACATGAGCATTCCAGATGGTGACTGGTTTGATATGGGTAGATGCTATCTTCGTTCACTTAATACTTTGAAACATGCCAATGGTGCTAGTGATCAAGTCACAATTAGTATTTTGGCGTGGGCTGAAGATGTTCAGTATAGTATTCTTACTAATACTGATTCTACAGATTTGGCACCACAGTCAGGTAAAGAAGATGAGGTGGATGAAGCAAATAGGACAGGTGTGATTTCCGGTCCTGCTTCGCAGATAGCCAAAGCAGCTAAAGTGGCGTCGGGTATAAGTGCAATTGCGCCTTATGCCATGGCAACAGAGAAAGCTGCGCAAGTGATAGGAGGTATAGCTAAAATATTTGGTTATTGTGCTCCTCCAATCACAAAAGCACCAGAGCCTTTTCGTCCAACAGTACAGTCTTCAATGGCTATGACTAATGTACCATCAACAGTGCATAAGTTAACTTTGGATGAGAAGGCGGAGTTATCGATAGACCCAAGAATCGCGGGTTTGGGAAGTGATGATCCCATGAACATCCGTGATATTGCATCACGTGAATCATATTTGACGCAATGGACTTGGTCTATTGGATTAGCTCCAGAAACACTTTTGTGGAACACGAGAGTTACACCAGTGACTTGGGCTGAAACGGGTTTGTCCCCAAACAGCTATATGTTTCCACCGTGTTGTGTTGCTGCATTACCTTTTAAGTATTGGACGGGTAAAATGAAATTTCGATTTCAGATTGTCGCATCGTCTTTTCACAAAGGGAGGCTCAAATTTGTTTATGATCCAAATCACATTGATGATGTGGAATATAATACAAATTATATGCAGATCGTAGATATTTCTAAAGAACAAGATTTCACACTTGAGATTGGCAATGGACAACCGTTTACACTGTTGGACCATGCTAATCCAGGTGCGGATTCGGTTACTGAGATTTATTCTACAACAAATTACATTAATAATGCACCAGGTAATGGTACGCTATCTGTCTATGTACTCAACGAACTTACAACTCCGAATAGTACTGTGAACAATGACATTCAAGTTAATGTCTTTGTGTCGATGGGTGACGATTTTGAGGTATTCGTACCTGATTCATCCAATTTCACGAATTTCGTGTTTTTCGACCAGAATAGTATTGCGCCACAATCTGGTATGGAGGTTGACGATAATTTGGTACCCGAATCGCAGGGTACCAACGAACCATCGAAAGCATTACAAGATATGTCTATGCCATTAGGGCCTAATGAACAGGACTTGTCTGATGTATCTAAAGTGTTCACTGGTGAGTCAGTGGCCTCATTTAGAGCTCTTCTGAAAAGATGGGCGCTACATGAAGGTAACATACTTAATGACGGTACGAGGTTGACAACGCACATCCGTTGTGCTCAACCGTACTTGAGGGGTAACGCGCCAGATGCTGTTCATCAAGCATCTGGTGGAACATTAAGTTATAATTATGTTAATACTTTGTTATATCACTGGGTTAGGTACGCTTTTGCCGGGCATCGCGGCAGTATGCGTTGGAAGTTTTTGCCCAGAACGTATGGAAATACGTTGAATGACTTTAATTTATATGCTCAGAGAAATCCATTGGGCATCGGCGCTGAATATGTCAATGCTACAGCTACCAATAATTCCTTTGTAGGGACGTTTGGTGTTGCAAGTAGACAAGTTCAGACTGTCGCAAGGTTAGCAACTTCTACATTAGGAGCTACAGCCTTTGATGGTGTTGCGTATACGCACAGACTTGTAAATCCAGTAATGGAAATAGAAGTACCGTACTATTCGCAATTTAGGTTTTCACCTGGAAAGACAGCAAGCTACACGGGTGTTGAGGTTTTTGACCCGACATATCGTGTGCAATACTGTACAAATCTATCCAATCAATCATCCTGTGATTATTGGACCTCCACTGGAGAAGATTTCCAGGTGTATATGTGGACAGGTTTACCTCGTATGTATTATGAGGCTGTCCCGCCTCCGGTGTAAGAGGGCAC